TTCGACGCGTATTCGTCCAGCACGAAGATATGACCGGTTTTCTCGTATCGGCCAACCGTGATGACTGCGTTATAACAAGACCGCGAGTTCTTGCCCTGCGCAATGTCCCATGCGCCGCTAATCGTTAATTCATCGACAGGAATGCGCATGTCTTCGTACACAACGAATCTGCGCCCGTTGACGTATTCGAACCGGTAATAAGCGAAATTTTCCGGGAAGAAAAATTGCTCGTCTTCGCTGAACGCGAGGTTGCGAAACTCCGAATTGAAGGCGCGCGTTCCCATATTGACCTTTTCGTGCATAAGCGCACGGTACGTCCAGCGCCACGGCCACGCGAGAACTATACCGGCTTCGAGCGCGTCTTTATGCGCTTCGTAAAACGCGTCAGCCTCCGTCATATCGTCGAAACGCGCATAAATTTCGCAATATTCGTCCCACAATTTCGGATTATCCGGCTCTTTGACAACTGCGCCATGAAACGAAGCGCGGAAGTCTTTGCGTTTTAATACGTGGTTTAATAAGCCGGTTGCGCTGACCATCGTACCGACGAGGATTATCGCGGTCGATTGCGTCCCGATCGGCACGACAACCGAGTTAAACCAGTGTATGAGCTTTTCGCGCGCCTCTTTTGTGCCTTCGTTGTTTATCGACGACGGATCATCGACAATTACGAGGTCCGGCCGGTAGGAACCGTGGCGCTTACCGCGGAGTTGTTTACCGGACGATGACGCCTCGACCAGCGTATTTGACTGCGTGATAAAAAGTTCTTCGTTGTCCTTCTCGTTCTGCGTATTCTTTTCGTGCAGCAGCGGTCCGAAGTCCTCGCGCAGCTTGGCGTTAAATTTAAGCTGCTTATTTATCCAGCCGATCAACTTTTTTGATAGCGTATCGGTTTCGGAAATAACGAGAATATAGCGCCGCTTGCGATAAACGACTTGGTGCAACGGAAAAGCGTTCGAGAATACGCCGGATTTTGAGTGTCCCCGCGCGGCTGCGATTGCGAGGCGGGCGTTACGCTCTTCATGGTCAACGTAATCGCATAAATCGAAGAACTCGCGATGAATCTGCGCAATATCTTCGAGTGAATCGTGCGGCGTTCCGTCTTCTGCGTGCCGGATAATGTTATCTTCGTTGTGGGCGTTAAGCTCGTCGGATAGATATTCATAGGCGAAATAGGCGCTATCGTACTCGGCGCGATGAATCCGTTTAAGGCGCTTTAGCTCCGCCAAGTCCGCGCGCAATGTCTCAACGTGGTAATCCGTTGCGCGGCCGGCGTCATACAGCGCTCTTAACTTGCGGGCACGCTCCGTTATAAGGGATATACGCTCGGCCCGCTCATCGCGATTTAGCCAGCGACCGTCCACATAGGCCAAGCGCAATCACCTCCGTTAGAATGATGTTGACGTAGTGTATGGCGGATCGCCGACTACCCACGGAATTTTCGGAGTAAGTTTATCGCCGAAATCCGTTTTTGTTATGGACATTTTGCGTTGATACTCGATAATCTCATCTACCGTTCCTTCAACGGTGACTCCGTTAATTGTCGCTTTCATTGGCGTCATCTCCCGTCAATAAATCGTCAAGTTCTTCGAGATCCTTCGCGATATCTTCGTTACTGCGGGAACTCCCGCCATCTTTCGTTTCCACGACTTGGCGCTCCGTTAACAATCCGTGGCGGCGCAAGTACAAGTCGATCCCTTTAACGGAGGGCTGCGATCCTTCGATAAGCTTCATAAGCTGGCGATAGACAATCGCGCGCTTCGATTCGAGGAAATCGTCGCAGAGCAGATTCACGTATTCGATAAACGCTTTGTTTTGCGTGCGCCACTTCCACAGTTCCTTTCGCGAGTATCCGATACGGTCCGCAATCTCGTCGTAAGTCAAGCGCGATTCCGTATCTTCGGCAAGTTCACGCTCCACACAGAGCAGCGCGGCCTCGCGTTGTTTAACGGTTAACTTCGCCTCTAGCGCTTTTTGTCTAGCGGTAGACATGTGCGTCCTCCTTCCGTATGGTTTTCGCTTAAAATTAGCGTTGAATTAGCGCGGTTTAGCGTTAGGCAATGGTTTTATACCTTCGGGAGATGAAAGGCGCTAAATCAACGGTAAAATTAACGCCCTGACTTCGAAAAATTGTGCGCTAATTCCGTACGGCTGACGAGGGGGTACGGACCGCCCGCCTGGGGGTCTGCGCCAAATCACCGCGTTGATTCGCTGACATATGCACAAAATTCTTATTTTACGCATATCTCCGTTCGCATGCGATATCGCCGTAAACCCGCGCCATTATTGCGTTTTATCGCGATCGATACGAACACTTTCGCATGTAATCAGCGCTAATTCAGCGATTATGCAGCGCTATGCACTCGTTTATTCACCGAAACCCCGTGAGTTTTGCGCGGTCTTCCGGTCCGCGCCGTCCAGCCGATGTCCCCGTAACCGCACGCTACGTCCACGCTAACCGCGCGCTTCATATGATGCGGCGGGAAATTGGCGTTAAATTGTAGCGGTAACATTAGCGTTAAATTTCGCTGCGTAATCGCCATACTCACGAATTTCGTGAATATGCGGGTAAAGCGGATATTGACGCCTACATGAACAATCTTCTTTGAGGAACTTCATGAGAAGCAATCAGGCCTGCCGGCCCCGTCCGTCGCTTCGCTCCGTCCGGACTTATAGTGTATATGACGCTAATATTACGCTTATAAAAGATCAGCGTAGAAATGTATTATTGGCACGAGGCGGGCGCTTTTCCCGCCGAAGTCCGGCGCTAGCCGGTTACACTCGTTAGACCATCGATGGATTAACGAAATCTCTTCGCTCTCCGTTGCCGAACGCCTCGCAGCGCATTACGAATCCAGCGCGAGTAAGCTCCTGCATAACGCTAGCGTCCTCGTTAATCAATTCCGCTAGTTCCTCTTGCGTTAAGTGACGAATAAGGCCGCCTCTGCTCTCGTTAGGATTTGCGCAAAGATAATAACGCGATCCCTTCCGTTTTTTAACGCTGTATAAGATAAGAATCAATTTTCCGTTTTTGACGCTAAAAAGTGCCGCAAACCCTTGCGGGACGCGGCTTTCCGCGTTTTTATCAACGTGCAAAAAAGGGTACCTATTTGGCCGATTTCGTGCAAAAAAGGGTACCTATTTTTTGTTCGCGAAGAGTGCCCGCAGCATTCCGTCAGGCTCCCCTTGTTTGCGATAGAAAACGTAAGGGTTCAACGCTGTGAACTTTTTGCGCTTATCATCTGCGTCAATCCATTCGCCAATAATCCGCGCTTTCCGCAACCTGGCGAGAGCCTCTTTCGTTTTCGTCTCGGACATTCCGACGATCTGGCCGATTTCCTTATCGCTAAGAAAGCGGATATCCTGCGGTTCGGCGAAAGGATCATCGCAGACAAGATTCGTATCATAGTGGATATACGGTAGAAGCTTGTATACGAATCCGAGGTCGGCCGCGTTCATATTAAACGATTTCAGCGTTGTGAAATACGTTTTAATCAGCGCTTCAACGTCGCTCGCCGCTTTCTTGCGGAAGTGGTAGCGATCGTTAACCGAGAACATTCCGCCTGTCTCGAATAGAATGCTGCGCGCCTCTAATTCGCTGACTACTGCGCGAGCCGTGCGCTTGCTGACGCTCCAGATCCGCGCCAAGTCATCGATAGTTAGCGGAGTACCTTCGCGCCCCTCTTTTACGAGGAGATTCGTTTTAAACGCAACGTGCGGCTGAATCAGCAGAATGTACCCGCAGTATTTATTCGATAAGTCCCGCGTAATCTCGCGGATATTTTGCATATGCGAAAACGAAAAATAGCGCTTATCCCTAGCGAGGGACTTGCGCTTCCTTCGTGCTTCTATTCGTTCGAGTTGCGTGTACTGATAAATACGGCCAGCGTCATCTCTACCGTATCGCTTGCTAATCGGGGTTATATTGCCAATTGGCTCCCCGTTGAGAACGCGACGGGCACGCAAGGCATGCTCTTTCAAACGCTGGCACCGCCTTTCTTGCGAAGCCTATCCGTTATTTCCCGCACAATTGCGTCGACGTCGTCGGATTTCACCGAAAAACATTGTTCCCCGCTAATCTGTACGATTTCAGCGCATTTAGCGCGTTTGTCGAGGTAATCCG